CTATTGCAAGAAAGACAACGGTTGGAGCAGATGATTAAGGACCTTGAAGACAATGACTCTATATCTGAGCAGAATGACTTCTCTGGTGGATTCGCTGAAAGATTTAGGAAGTAATGTCTGGAATTAAAGACGTAAAGGGCTACGATGACTTCGTAATTCAACATCTGTGCTGACAACACAGAAGGAGAAATCATTGAGATTTCAGGACTCTTTATTCAGCTTCCAGCTCTTCCGGACAAGGAGGACATACTATTCCACGACAAGCCAACAGAGCAACAGCACTGGACTAGGCTACCTGTTCCAAAAGAGATTGAGCGAATCAAGACGATGGACGAATGGATGGAAGCTCCAAAGGAGTTCCGTGACAGATACACTCCATTCATTGAGCGAGAGTTTAATAGAAGAAGGAAGGGCGTTTGGTTCTATAACAATGGTACGCCAACATACATAACCGGACACCACTATATGCTTTTGCAGTGGAGTAAGATGGATATTGGATACGCTAGCTATCTAGACTTCCAGCGAAAACTATTCATACACTATGCTGCTTGCGAGTCTGACCCGCGAGCTGTTGGGCAGGTATACGTAAAGTGTCGTCGTTCTGGTTATACCAACGTATCTTCAGCTATTCTGGTTGACGAAGGCACGCAGGTAGCTGAGAAGCTTCTCGGTATAATCTCAAAGACTGGTAAGGACGCTCAGGAAAACGTCTTTATGAAGAAGGTGTTCCCTATGTTCCGTAGTTACCCATTCTTCTTTAAGCCAGTACAGGATGGTACGACAAACCCTCGTATGGAGCTTGCGTTCCGCGAGCCGTCAAAGAGAATCACCAAGAACAACAAGGCCGTAATCAATACCGCGGCGCTTGATACCGTAATCAACTGGAAGAACACGGTGAATAACGCATACGACGGTGAGAAGCTTCACGTTCTGTTTCTTGACGAATCCGGTAAATATGAAAACCCAATTGACGTAAACGAGCTATGGCGAATCCATAGGACTTGTCTATTGGTCGGTAAGAAGGTTGTAGGTAAGGCATTAGTCGGCTCTACCGTAAACCCACTTGATAAAGGTGGAGCTAACTTCAGAAAGCTATACTATGACTCTGACCCCAAGAAAAGGAACGAGAACGGAAGAACAAAGTCTGGACTATACAAGATATTCATCCCGGCATACGAGGCACTGGAGGGTTTCTTCGACAAGTATGGTTTACCTATAGTGAACGACCCGAAGACTCCAATTAACACTATGGAGGGTGATATCACTAAGATTGGAGCGAAGACGTATCTTCAGAATGAGCGCAAGGCTCTGATGAGCGACCCGTACGAACTAAACGAAGTTATCCGTCAGTTCCCGTGGACTGAGGAGGAGGCGTTTAGGGACTCAACTAAGACATCCCACTTCAACATCAGCAAGATTTACGAGCAGATTGGTCATAACTCTAACCTGTTCCCTTCACCAGTTGTTCGCGGTAATTTCATATGGGCTAATGGTCAACAAAGACTCAAAAGTGGTATTCACACCAGACCAGAACGGAAAGTTCTACGTGTCTTGGCTTATGCCATTTGAAGAGTCAAATAAACAATCTATTGTAAATGGTAAGAGGGCTCCGGGAAATACACACGTAGGCGTTGGAGGAGTTGACTCCTATGACATTGATGAGACTGCCGATGGTCAGAGGTTCTAAGGGAGCATTTCATATGTTCAACAAGTTCAATATGAACTACCCAAGTAACAGATTCGTGCTTGAGTATGCTGAACGACCGCCACTTGCTAGGCTGTTTTACGAAGATGTTCTTATGGCCGCGGTGTACTACGGATACCCACTGCTAGTGGATGAACAACAAGTACGGTATAGTAAGATACTTTGAGTCAAGAGGTTACGACAACTACATTATGGATAGGCCGGAGCATTTAACTCCGCCAAACCAGCGTGGTAACGTAAGGACAAAGGGTGTCCCGTCAAACTCGCAGGAGTTTATACAGGCACACGCACAGGCTATCGAAGCGTACATTCACGAGCACGTTGGATACAATCAGGATGCCGACGAGTACGGTAAGATGTATCTGGATAGGACACTAGAGGACTGGATTGGATACAAGATTAGCGACCGTACAAAGTTCGACTTGACCATTAGTTCGGGTCTTGCTCTGCTCGGTGCACAGACAATTGTGAAGCAAAAACAGGCAAGCAATATGTCTGACAAGGTGTTCTTTAGACGATATAAGCCGCGTTTCTAATTGAATTATATTTGCAATTTGAAAGCATAATCTGCTATATAAAGTAATTATTCTATGTACAACGGAAAGAATCCGAATCCGATTAATAACTTTCCAGACCCGCTTGCTCCGTTTGAGGTCAAGCAGTCGAAAGATTACGGGCTCCAGTACGCAAAAAGCATTGAGACCCAATGGGGTCGCCCGGATGATGAGGGCAGTCTTTTCCGTCGTCGACTCAAGGAGTTTGAAAACAACAGAGATTACGCTAACGGTACTCAAGATACTGCTATCTACAAGCAGATTCTTAACTCGCTAGACCCGAACAACGGAGATGGCACGCTTCTAAACATTGACTGGTCACCAGTTCCTATTGTACCGAAGTTCGTTAAGATTGTAGTAAATAAGATTCTATCTAGAAACCCTTACCCAAACATTGAGGCTGTTGACCCGCTTTCTATTTCAGAGAAGGAGAAGCGCAAGTCTGAGATTAGAGCTGGAGTTGAGCTTAAGCCTATCCTCGCTGAACTTGAGCAGGTTGGAGTCTCTACTGGCTTTGACGTTGTAGTCTCTTCCTGATTCCGTTGAAGAAGCTGAGATTTTCCTTGATACGAACATCAAGGTAGCTAGCGAAATTGCAACTCAAATCGCAACTGAACTTACGCTGAGCTGGAATGAGTTCGGTGAGAGAATCTACCGCCGTAACGTAGAGGACCTCGTGTCTTTGGGTATGGCTGTTGTAAAGAGAGAGAACGACCCGAATCACGGAATCAGCACCAACTATGTAGACCCGGCATACTTCATCCACAGCTACACTGAGGACCCGAATATGTCTGACCTTATCTACGCCGGACACGTACGTCGTATGAGCATTATGGAGCTTAAGCGTATGGCTGGAGACCAGTTTAATGAGGAGCAGTACCAGAAGCTGGCTACGATGGTTCAATACAAGTTCAACAACAATCCTAGCCGTCTAACTCAGTCTTACTACGACAAGAATCTTCAGTCTGTTGCGTACGGATACGACGAGTTCATTGTTGAAGTTCTCGATTTTGAATTCGTCTCAGTAGACGACATCTACTTTGAGGAGAAAGAGTCACGCTTCGGAAATGTTGGATTTTACTACAAAGGATTCAAATACGAGCCACCACGTGAGAGCGTTTACGACAGAAAGCCGTACCGTATGCAGACCACCACTATCTACGGTGGTAAATACGTTATCGGAACTGAGTTCTTGTTCGATTACGGAGTAAAGAAGAATATCCCTAGAAACGTACACGACCTTACTCGCGCTAGACTCAGCTACAGTGTTGTAGCAGTAAACCTCAGGCGTATGATACCTAAGTCTATGGTATCTATGATTAAGAGCTTTGCTGACCAGCTACAGATTACTCACCTTAAGATTCAGCAGGCTATTGCTAAGGCTAAGCCAGATGGTCTTATGATTGATATCGAAGGTCTGGAGAACGTACAACTAGGACGTGGCGGAGAGCTTCAGCCTCTGGAGATTCAAGATATCTACGAGCAGACTGGTGTATTCTACTACCGCTCTAAGAATCCAGAAGGAGGATTCCAGAACCCTCCGATTAGAGAAATCAATAACCAGATTCGTAACATCAACGAGCTGATTAACCTGTACAACCACTACCTGCGAATGATTCGTGACTCTACGGGTCTAAACGAGGTTGTTGACGGTTCTACTCCGAAAGGTGAAGCACTGGTTGGTGTTCGTCAGCAGGCCATCGAGGCTTCGAATAATGCTACGTACGATATCACTAACGCATCAATGGTGTTGTTCAAGAAGGTGTGCGACGACATCGTAAGATGCCTACAGATTATCCCGAAAGAAAGCGTGCTTTATCGCACATACGAGAAGGCCATCGGTATTTCTAATATGGATGTCATTTCTTCATTCGCTGAACTCCCGATGTATAACTTTCGGCGTAAGAGTGGTAGCTGAAATGGAAGACGCTGACAAGGCCTACTTAGAGGCTAACATTCAGCAGTCACTTCTACAGAAGGAGATTGACCTTGAGGATGCTATCGCTATTCGAAGACTTAAGGACGTTAACCAAGCAGAGCAACTGCTCATTGTACGTCGTAAGAAGAGAATCAAGCAGCAGCAGATGCTGGCTCAGCAGAACTCTCAGTTCCAAGCGCAGGCTAATGCTTCTGTAGCACAAGCAACCAGTGAGGCTAAGTCTCAAGAAGAACAGATTAAGGCATCTCTCGAGATTGAGAAGATGAAGATTGAAGCTACTGTAAAAGCTGAGCTGTTGAAGCTCGAATACCAGCTGAAGACAGAACTTGCTAAAGTGCAGGGTGCGTTTGATATCCAGCAGCAAGAAATTGAGTCTGGTGTTAAGCAGGACCTCGAGTCAAATAGAGAGAAAGCCAAAGACGAAAGAATCAAGAAGCAAGCTGTATGAGCAGAGCAAATTGATTTCTCAGCGCCAAGGACAACGTGGTGAGTTACAAGCAGAAGAAGGTCAGGACGTGGTAAGTTCACTGCTATCTGGGCTTGATTAAAAGATATAAATTTGCAATATGGCTGCCACTTATATAAATCTAGATACTTCTCAGAAGGTCCACATCATTTGCCGCAGAGGAGACTCGTTTAGACTCGAGTTGACTTTCAAGAATGAAGCTGGTGCAGCTCTAGATTTGACTGGTTACACCTGGAAGATGGACGTCCGAAACGACGACCAAGCTTCTACTACCATACTGAACGACACAGATTTCACTTACTCTGGAAACGCATCAGGTGTTCTAACTGTTACGGCTACTGCAACAACTATGGCCGGAGTAACCGGAGGCACGTATGTATATGATTTACAGAGCACTAATTCTGGCTCAGTAAAGACCTGGATTCGTGGAGCATTTAAGGTTAATGAGGACGTAACAGAATGAGCGATATAACAATCAATACTGGCGACCAGATTAATGTTACTGTTCAGCAACCAACTGTTCAGAAAACAATCGTAATTCCAACCACAACTACTTCCGTTTCTATTAAGGGAGTAACCGGAGGCGGCGGTGATGCCCACTACACCCACACACAATCAACCCCCGAGGCGGTTTGGACTGTTACACATAACCTAGGCAAAAAGCCATCGGTTGTTGTAGTAGATTCAGCGGACACCGTTGTTATGGGGGAGATTGAATATATAAACCTAAACTCTGTTCGTTTAACTTTTGTCGGAGCCTTTAGCGGCAAGGCATACTTTAACTAATCAAGATGGCTATTCAGTATCTATCATCCATAAACCTTGGTAAGCTCGAGCTTCAGAATGCTCGGATTCACAACCTTGCCACTGCCCCTACCTCTCCAGTTAGCGGACAGATTTACTATGACACCGCAGCAAACACGATGTACTTCTGGAACGGTACTGCGTGGGTTGACATCAAGGGTGACATCCAAGAAGTAATCGCTGGCGCTGGTCTAACTGGCGGCGGCGCAGGTGGCTCGGTAACGCTCACCGTTGGCGCTGGTACTG